ATAGATGGATATAACAGGTATAACGAAACGACTTTCAACTATGCTATTCAGCATAAGGATAGATATAAGCTTACTTCTGATTGGGTTAGCGAACAAGATTATTCTTGGTTGGCTCAACTTGTATCGTCTCCTATTGTATATATGGAAGTACTTGGTGCTTATTTCCCTGTTACAATAACCACAACTAACTACGAGTATAAGTTAGAAAGTGCAGATAAACTATTTAACTTTGAGATTGAAGTAGAAGTGGGCAAATACTTAACAAGCCAATTTAGATAATGATTAGCACAGAGATATACATAGAAGAAAGGAAGATTGATTTATTGCAAGATATATCTACAGAGTTTACTTATGCCATTGATGACGTAAGCGAGTTCGGTAGTCGCAATACTTCCTTTAGCAAAACAATAAGCATACCAGGAACGGCAACTAACAACTTGGTGTTTGGTTACATCTTCGAACTTAACAACGCTAACTTTACGGACAATACCTTGCCAAACGTAGGGTATAACTACAACGTAACTAAACAAGCTAACTGCAAAATCTTTATTGATAAGGTGCAAATATTCAAAGGCACTTTACGAATATTGGAAATAGTTATAGACAAAGAAACTATCGAGTATCAATGTAGTGTGTTTGGAGAACTTGGTGGGTTTATTAACCAGTTAGGCAATAAGCGTTTAGAAGATTTAGATTTTAGTGCTTACAACCATACTTATAGCGTAGCCAATATTAGTTCGAGTTGGGATAACGCAGGTGGTTCGGGTTATTACTATCCACTTATAGATTACGGAAACGTTAGTACTGGTACATACGGAACACTTAAAAAGGACTTCCAATATACAACGTTTCGACCTGCTTTATATGTTAAAGAGTATATTCAAAAGATATTTGCAGGTACAGATTATACCTTTACTTGCCCGTTCTTTAATAGTGCTTTATTTAATAGGCTAATAATACCACATAACCAAACAACTATTACGGCTTTAAATAATACGAGTTTAAACGCAGCCGCTAAAGTAATAACTATTAATACTAACCTAAGTCCTTATGCCGAGTTTACAATGGTAACGGCAGGTAGCTTTACACTTGATACATTAGGGCAGTTATTTACTTATACGGGTACTCCTACAATAACAACGAATTTAGAATTAACGCTTCGTGGAGATGTTACTTTTTTCAATCCAAGTTTACCAAGCTATTCAGTAATACTAAAAAAGAATGGTAATGAAATAGGCAGACAGGACTTTGATGCAAGTATTAACGACTTTATGGATTGTAACTTTACAATTAGCGGTGTCAATTTTGCTACTAACGACACAATGCAGGTAGAGGTATTAGGTAACGGAATTATTATAGGCGTAATTATGGGCGAGGTTAAACTTACTACAAGTACACCTACGCAAGTACAAATTAACTTAGGCGAAACAATAACAGTAAACGATACAATCCCTAAAGGTATATTCCAAAGAGATTTCTTTTTAAGCATTGTCAAAATGTTTAACCTTTACGTTTATGAGAATAAGTTTAACGACAAGGAACTTGTTATTAGTCCGTTTGTGGACTTCTATCCTAATGTGTCGGCTAATGCAGAAGATTGGACTAACAAAATAGATAGGTCAAAGCCATTGAGCATAAAGCCAATGAGTGAGATTAACGCACGTTACTATAACTACAAGTTCACATCAGACAATGACTTCTATAACGAAAACTATCGTAAAAAGTACACCGAAGGTTATGGCGATTTTATATACGATACCGAGTTTGATTTCGTAAAAGAAACCGATACCTTAGAAGTTATATTTGCATCGTCTGTATTGTTTCAACAAACAGGACAAGACAAAGTATTTCCTGCTATCTATAAAAAGTCAAATAGTAATAACGCAGAAGATAGAATGGATAGCATTATACGAATAATGCAAACAAAGAAGATAACGGGTGTAGGTAGTTGGGCAATAATGAATGGTTCTACTACTTTAGCATCTTACACAAGCTATGGTTATGCAGGACACTTAGACGACCCTATTAACCCTACTAACGATATTAACTTTGGCGCACCTAAAGAACTGCAATTTAGTCCTAATAGATACCCTACAACAAATATATTTAACGCTTACCATAGTCCATACCTTGCCGAGATAACAAGCAAAGATAGTAAGCTATTAACGTGCTTTGGTTTATTGGATATTGTAGACATTTTTAATTTAGATTTTAGTAAGTACATCTGGATAGACGGGGTACTGTTTAGGCTTAACAAGGTCGAAAACTTTAACCCAATGGAATACAATACTACTAAACTATCATTCCTTAAAGTAATAGAAACAGAATACTAATGGCAGAAACTCAAAAATTTAACCTCGAAATAAACGTTAATACTAAAGACGGGGAAAAGAATATAAATAAACTTACTGACAAAACCGAAGAGGCTACCAAGTCGGCTAAACAAGGACAAGGTGCGTTTTCGACTTTAGGTAATACCATTAAGTCGTTAGGTGTAGTTAGTGTTATTGCAGGTGCTTTTAATTTCTTTAAAGAAACACTTAGTAAGAACCAAAAAGTAGCCGATAGTGTAGCTGCGGTATTCAATACTATTTCTACAATTATATCTACACTTATAGACATCTTTATTGATGTAACCTCGGAAGTAGGTAAGAACACAAATGGCTTTGCTGCGCTTGGTAAAGTATTAAGTGGAGTATTTACTCTTGCCGTTACTCCTTTAAAGTTAGCATTTGACGGACTTAAATTAGTTATTAATGAGATACAACTTGCTTGGGAGAAGTCGCCATTAGGAGACAAAGACCAAAAGGTTATTAAGGAACTTACCGAGAACATTAATAAAACTAAGGATAGTTTAAAAGATACAGGGAAGAATGCGGTAGAAGCAGGTAAGGATATTTACAACAACTTTGGAGAAGCGGCAAAGTCGGTAGGTGCGGTTGTAAGCGGTGTAGTAGAAAAGGCATCTAAGATTAACGTAGCTGCGGTATACGAACAAGCAAAGGCGACTATTGCTTTACAAAATAGTGCAAAAATTGCTGCTGCACAATTAGCAGGTCTTGTAGAAAAGTACGATAGACAAGCCGAGCAGTTAAGACAAATTAGAGATGACGAATTTAAAAGCGTAGACGAAAGGATTGCAGCCAATAATCAATTAGCTAAAGTTTTAGACGAACAAGAGAAAGCACAAAAGAAACTTGCTCAAACAAGAGTAGCTGCGGCTGCTGCCGAACTTGCACAAAACAAATCAAGTGTAGAATTACAAGCCGCATTGATTGAAGCACAAAACGAAGTAGCTGCGGTAGAAGCAACTGTTGCAGGTTTAAGGTCGGAGCAATTAGCTAACTCGGTTGCATTGGCTAAAGAGAAGCTTGAATTAGACAAAGCAGTTGCAGCAAGTGCAAACAAGATAGCACTTGACCAAAGGAAAGTTAATGCCGACTTAATCAAAGACGAAGTATTAAAGCAAACTACTAAAAAGCAAATAGCCGAAGAAGAAGCTGCATTAGAATTAAAAAGGTTACAAGATAACATTAACAACACTAATAAAGGAACACAAGCAAGAGTAGATGCAGAGATAGCTTATGCAGAGAAGAAAGCAGAAATAGACAACCAAATTGTTACCTTAGATGCTGCTATTTTACAAGCTAAATTAGATAAAGAATCTAAGTTTAGAGCAGACACTATTGCATTAGCACAAGCCGATTATGATTTAAATAAGGCTTTAGGAGAGGCTACATTCCAAGACCAATTCGACCTATACGATAGAAGAAGGGAATTAGAAAGAAAAGAAATGGTGGCAAGGAAGGCAACGGCTGCCGAATTAGAAGCCTTTGATAAGCAAACCGCAACGGGTAGAATTGCAATAGAAAGGGCAGTACAAGACCAAAAGTTAGCAATACTTAACACGGGTATTAACACTGCCATTGAGATAGTAGGTAAAGAATCGGCAGCAGGTAAGGCACTTAGTATTGCACAAGCCGTAATGAATACTTACACGGGTGCGACAAGAGCCTTAAAAGATGTTCCATTCCCTTTTAACTTTGTGGCGGCAGGTAGTACAATCGCACAAGGTTTACTAAGCGTAAAGAAGATTATTAGTACGCCATTGCCAGGAGTTCCTGGTGGAAGTAGCGGAAGTACTCCAAGCTTAAATGCTTCTGCACCCGTTGCACCACCACAACCACAAGCACAAACAACTACATTAGATAGCCAATCTATTAATGCACTTGGTAACCAAGCCGTGAGAAGCTACGTTGTAGAAAGCGATGTTACAAACAATCAGCAACGTATTGCAGCTATCAAGCAAAGAGCAAGGTTCGGTTAAATGATAACAATTTAAAACACTTAATATTTACGAATATGGACTTACCTATTTATTTATTAGACATTAGCGAGGATATGAATGACGATGCCGAGGTGGATTATGTGGCACTCGTAGACAGACCTGCTATACAAAAGAATTGGAATGCCTTTAAAAACCAACAACGCTTTGAAGTGGTTAGCGAAGATAAGCGTATTATTTCTGGACCTCTTATGCTTGCTGACGTACCTATTTTTCGCAGCGATGCTACTTACGGGGATTACTATGTGGTGTTCTCTAAAGATACTATTTTTAAGATTGCTCAAAAGTTTTTCAAAAAAGGCTACCAGTCAAACGTAAACTTAATGCACTCCCCTGACCAACAAGTAGAAGGCGTTACTATGTTTGAAAGCTTTATTACCGATGAAAGCCGTGGTATCTTACCTATGAAAGGTTTTGAAGATGCACCTGACGGGTCTTGGTTTGGCTCATTCAAAGTAGACAACGAAGGCGTTTGGAACGATGTTAAAGAGGGTAAATTTAAAGGCTTTAGTGTAGAAGGGTTATTTACCTACAAGACAAAGCCAAGCAAAGAACAAGAACTTATGAATGCAATCAAGAAAATATTGCAACGGGTTAAATGATAAACAAAATCTTTTATTAATATTTAAACAAAAAGAATGATGAACGCAAAAGATGCAATTATGCAAATTAGGGCTTTATTCGAAGATATGCCAATGGTAGATGCTCCTGCACCTGCTCCTGCACCTATCGAAGAAGTACCTGTTACATTCGCAGAATATAGCCTTATAGACGGAACTAAGGTTATGATTAGCGAACTTGCTATCGGTGGTCAAGTTACATTGGAAGACGGAAGTCCTGCACCAATGGGAGAACACCAATTAGCAGACGGCACTAAAATCGTATTAGACGAAGCTGCAAAAATCTTATCAATCGAAACTCCTGAAGCTGAAGCAAAAGAAGCTGAAGAAGTACCTGCTGAATTAGGCAACAAGATTGACGAAAAAATGGCTGACGAAATCGCAAAATTAGTAGCTGAAAACGAAGGTCTTAAAACACAAGTAGCGCAATTAGAGGCAAAAGTTAAGAATGGCTTTAGTCAAGTAGCTGAGTTAATAGAAGCACTTACTAAGACACCTAACGCTGAACCTATTGCGCAACCGAAACAAACATTCGGTTCTAACGTAACTACACACTCAATGAAGTACGATAGAATTGAGAAATTTAGAAACGCTTTATTAAACAAATAAAAATAAAATAAAATGGGATTTGATGTATCTGCATTAGCAAACTATACAAAAGAAAACGAAGCTCTACTTGTAACTTCATCTGTATTGGGTGCAAAAACTGCGTCTCTTATTAAGAGCGCTGGAAATATTATGGTTGGCGTTAAGAGTTCAGAGAAGATAAATCTGATGGAAACAGACGCTATCTTCCAAGATGGTGCTGCTTGTGGCTTCAATGCTTCTGGTTCTACTACCTTTACTCAACGTACTGTAACTCCTGGTAAAATTAAAGTGAATGAAGCTTTATGTCCTAAAGACCTTGAAGCAAAGTATTTACAAAAAGCTTTACCTACTGGTTCTTATTATGACTCTATTCCTTTTGAGCAAGAGTATAGCGAAAAGAAAGCTAAGACAATCGCTGCTCAATTAGAAGTTGCGTTATGGAATGGCGATACTGCTTCTAGCAACGTAAACCTTAACCGCTTTGACGGGCTTATCAAGTTAATCGGAACTACCGGTGGTGTTGTAGCTGCAAACGCTTCTACTTTTATTTCAGGTGCGCCTTTATCTTCTATTACTTCTGCAAACGTAATCTCTATCTTTGATGGTGTTTACAGAGCAATTCCTGCTAAAGTTGTAGCTGCTGACGATATGACTATCTTCTGTGGTCAAGATTTATTCCGTACTTACACTATTGCTCTTAAGAATAGCGGTAGCTTCAATTACCAAATTGATGTGAAAGCTGATAGCGAATTTGTATTACCAGGTACTACAATCAAAGTTGTAGCAGTTGCAGGTCTTAACGGAACTAACAAAGTTTACGCTATGCGTTTAAGCAATATGTTCTTAGGTACTGACTTATTGAACGAAGAAGAGAAGTTTGAAATTTTCTACGCTAAAGAAGCTGACCAAGTTCGTTTCGTATCTCAATTTAAAATGGGCGTGAACGTCGCATTTTTAGACGAAATCGCTGCTTTCATTCTTGCATAATTTATCGGGTAGGTTGAAATACACCTACCCATTTTTTCAAACTAATTAATTCAAACAATATGCCTTGCGCTTTAACTCAAAATTATACTCTTGACTGCAAAGACAGTTTAGGTGGTATAACCGAAGTTTATTTTATGGCAGAAGCAGATGTAACTTCTACAACAGAAGCAAGTGGTGTTATTACCGCTTTAGTAAAAGCATCTGGCAAGAAGTTCTTTAAGTACGAACTTGTAAAAGGCACTTCTCAATTAGTTGAGAATGTTAATGCAAACGTACAAAATGGTACTATCTTTTATGCTCCAGAATTAACTATCGTATTAAACAAATTACAAGCGAACACAAGAAATGAAATCTTGTTATTAGCACAAAACACATTAGTTGCAGTTGTTAAAGATAACAATGGCAAATACTGGTATTTAGGCAAACAAAGAGGCTTAGACCTTACAGGCGGTAGCGCAGGTACAGGTACGGCTGACGGAGACAGAAGCGGTTATACTCTTACCTTCACAGGTGCAGAGCCAGCCCTTGCTCCAGAGGTAAACTCAACTGTGGCAGGTCAATTAACCACCGCAGGTTCTTAGGTTGTTTTGGTTTTGTATATAGATGCCCTCGTCTTTAATTAGGCGGGGGTTTTTTATTTTGCAAACAATCGCAATAGTTTATATTTATAGTTGTGATAAGATTAACCAAGGGGCAAACCCAAAATATAATACTTACCTTGACTGAGAAGCAAACGCTTACAAGTCCTAATTATCTATTTATTTTCGAGAATAGAAGCACAAATACGGACATCAAATTCGTAAAGCTAAACAACACGGATATAAGTCCTTACAAGGAACGTTACAACGAGTTTAGCATTGTAGTTAATAACTACTTTAATACGGCTTTAAACGGGCAATACACCTATACAATCTACGAGCAAACAAGTACTACCAATACAAACCCGACAGGCTTAAACTTGCTTGAAAGTGGCATTATGGAGTTATCGGGAACAACTATATCATTCACAGAATACGAAACAACAAGCACATTCACAATTAGACAATAATGGAAATAAAAGTATTGACATTTGCGGAAGCAAAGCAGCCTGAATATAAAGAGAAAAAAGGCGAAGGGTATATGCAGTATGGTCAAAACAATGACTATCCGCAGTACCTATTAGACCTATTTAACAAATCTGCAAAGCACAACGCTATCATTCGTGGCAAGGTAAACTACATTGTCGGCAATGGTTGGGCAGGGGAGCAAGATATGGTTAAGAAGGTTAATAGAGAGGAAACCCTTAACGACCTAACTAAAAAGGTTGCTTTAGATTTAGAACTATTTGGCGGTGCTTATATCCAAGTTATTTGGAGTGTTATGGGCGGTCAGGTAGCGGAGTTGTGGCATTGTGATTATACAAAGATTAGAACTAACAAAGATAACACTCAGTTTTGGTATAAAGAAGATTGGAAAGCTACACGCAACCAAGAACAAGCTGAGATATACAATGCGTTTAACCCTGCTAACCCACAAGGAGTGCAGATACTTTATGTAAAGGAGTACCGACCTGGTATGAACGTTTATAGCCTTCCTGGTTATTTTGGTGCGCTTAACTACATCGAAAGTGATGTGGAAGTAAGTAAGCACGTTTTAGGCAATGCTCAAACAGGCTTTAGTGCAAGTAAACTTATTACCTTACCAAATGGAGAGCCAAGTCCTGAAGAGAAACGCCTTGTTAGTAAGCAGTTCGATAATATGTACACGGGTGCAGACGGCAAGAAGTATTTACTTGCGTTTGTAAACGATTTAACAAGAAAGCCTATTGTAGACGATTTAGGTGCGAGTGATTTAACTAAAGAAGATTTTAGCCGTGTAGATGAGTTAATACAAACTAACATATTTAGCGGACACCAAATTACAAGTCCTGACTTGTTCGGTATTGCTACTCCTGGACAATTAGGTAGCAGACAACAGATGCGAGATAGCTACGAAATATTTAACAACACTTATGTTAGATATAAGCAAATGCAGATTGAAGGCGTATTTAATATGTTAGGTCAATATGCAGGTGTTACCGAAGAATTAAAACTTCAACCCGTAGACCCTATTGGAATTGACTTTAGCGAAAGCGTAATTAAAGAAGTAGCACCTAAAGAATGGATATTAGAGAAACTTGGTATTGACCCTACTAAATACGGATTGCCTATTGAAAGTGAGCAGCCAATGGCAGCAAGTCCTTTAAGTGTGAACGAGCATATTAAAGGCTTAAAAGGTCGTGAGTGGCAAAATATGCAGCGTATCATTAGAGATTTTAACAAGGGCAAAATAACAAGAGAACAAGCAAGTTCAATGTTAAAGGGTGGATATGCTTTAAGCGACGAGGAAGTAGCTACTTGGTTAGGTTCGGAAGAATTAGAGTTTAGCGAAGATGACTACAAGATATTCTATGAGTTTGGAGAAGATAGAGAGCAATTCGAAATCTTTAAAAGTAAGACAAGATTTAGTGATGATGACGACTACCAAACATTTGCCGATGTAAACCAATTAGAAGCAAACGTATTAGACCAAATCAGCAAACAAAAGAATATTACAACCGATGTTTTAGCCGAAGTTTTAAAGGTTACTATACCTGAAATTGTTGCTATCCTAAAAAGTTTAGAAGAAAGAAACATCATTAAAACTATTTCTAAAACAATAGGCAAGGGCGATAATTCAAATGTAATTATAGAGAGAGAATTAGTAAAGCCATTAGGTGTAACAGTTGGTGCAGTAAAACCTACAACAACAGAAATATTAATTCGTTATTCTTACGAGTGGAAGTCAGGCTTTAGCAATGCTAACAAAGGAACAAGCAGACCATTCTGCGTACACTTATTAGAAGCTAAAAAGATGTATAGTCGTAGCGAAATTGAATCAATGAGTGCAAGGCTTGGTTATAGTGTTTGGAATAGAGGTGGCGGTTGGTACACAAAGCCTGGAACTAATACCCATTCTCCAAGTTGTAGGCACGAGTGGAAAACAAACGTAGTAACGAGAAAAAAATAAGAAATGAGCTTAAACACATTATTCATAAGCGTACAGAATATTAAAGACAGGTCTGGCTTACACGCTAACGTAGACGAAAAACTTGTACTGCCTGAGATTAAAACTGCACAAGATATGTATATCTTACCTGCGCTTGGTAGTGCTTTGTACAATCGACTACAAGCAGGTATTACGGCAAACAACTTGAACGCTAACGAGGTTATCTTATTAGATCAATACATAGCAGATACTTTAGTGCATTATGTACTTAGTGAGTTGCCAATGGGCTTATCTTATCAGTTCTATAATAAAGGCTTATTAAGAAAGAGTGGCGAGAATACAGAGAACCCTTCTATGCAGGATATGATTGACGTGGCGAATAGATATAAGGCTCGTGCTGAGTTCTACAAGCAAAGAATGATTAAATATCTAAAAGAATATTCAACACTTTACCCTGAATACCTTAATCCTGGAAGTGGCATTGATGCAATACACCCTGAGAACGATGCTTATACAACGAGCATTTGGCTTGGCGATTTTGATTGCTGCGCAGGTAAAAGCTTCGAGGAACTTTATCAAGGGAATAGAGGTTGTAGCGATTGTTAAATATGAGCAAAGTAACAACAATAAAAAACCAAAATAAGCTTCGTGTTTATTTAGAAAAAATTAAGAATGAGCCTGACGTTAAACCAAATAGTCAAACAAATAACAACACTCGGAAACGACCACGAACAAATTAACTTTGTTTATTTTGGCGATGTGTGGGAACGTTTAAGCAATGGAGAGGTGACTTACCCTGCTATGTTCTTTACATTAACGGGTGCTAATATCTTAGCTAAGAATATAGAGTATCAATTTAGTTTGTACTTTATGGATCGTATGCTAATGGAGGAAACCAACGAAACAGAAGTGCTTAGTGATATGACTTTAGTAGGTCAAGACATAGTAGCGCAGCTTAGATACCCTAAAGCTATTTGGGAAATAGGCGACAATGCAGCTATCACGTTCTTTACTGAAAGCGACCCTGACTATCTTGCAGGAGTTAAGATAGATATTACAATGCAATTACCTTACTTAAACGATAGATGTCAAGTTCCATCTATTTATACATACTAATATGATAGGCAAAAAGATTAATCAATTAGCAACCGAGTTAGCACCAGATAGTACAGATTTAACTAT